CATCACTTGACGCTTCTCGCGGTTGCCGAGTGACATTCACTGCTGCTATCGAACCATCAAACGACGATGACAAGTTTGGTTTCTACAAGCGTCCCACCAAAGCGGAAATACTAGAGGAGGCCGCGTAACAGGCACAAAAAAAGGGGGCATAAAGCCCCCTTTCTTTTGCTTGGTTTCTACGCCCCTTGCGAGCCGTAGATGCCGCGCCAGTCACTAAAGCCGAAGCTGTAACGCTCACGAGCCTTGTAACGGATGTTACCAGTCGTGAAGTCAGGCTCCATCGTAGTTTCCATGCCAGTACGCTGGAACATCTTCAAGCCTTCGCCAGCGTCAGTAACGCTAGTCAGCAAGAAGAACGCATCAGGATCAGTCAGGTAATGGTTTACCGTGTAACCGCCGGGCAATACACCCGTGTTGCGTATAGCGTTGATGTCGTTGTCGGCAGTACCAGAACGCAATGTTGAGTTCAGGATACGGTCAGCAACAAACACTAACTGAGGTGGAACAACAAGCTTAGTGGCTTGAACGGAGATCGTTAGACCCTTGTCATCGGTGAATGTGCTGATATCAATCAACGCATCTTCCAAAGACGTTTCGTTCAAGTCAGCCATTGAAGCCGCACGGTTTGCAGCAGTGCCGCCACCAGCCAGTGGGTGGGCTGTATTAATCAGCGTCACTCCATCTCCACCAGTGAAGTTGGTGTCAAACGCATTGTTCAATACGTCAGCGCCTTTAACTTCTTTGGTGTTAGCCATAGATCGGGCCAGAGCCTTCACATATCGCTTGCCCAGTGAGTCGTAAAGGTTGTCCTCTACGGCTTCATCGGTCAAAGCAAAAGCTAACGCAACAGTGTCGTGCGTGTAGCGAGCTGTATAAGACTCAGAAGCATTGTCGAAAACAACGCCTTGGCCTTCAGTTTTAGTTGGCGCTCCACCGAAGCCAGTGATCAACACCTCTTCCTCGAAGGCTCGCTGCGAGTCCTCGATAGCGAAGACTTCTTCGTACTCGCGGTCATATGAGTCGTAGCTCATGCCGAAAAGCGAGTTCAGACCCGGCTCTAGCTCTTTGGCTAGTTGTGCTCTTGAGATAGCCATTTTTTAGCCTCCTGTTACGCTAAGCCAGCGCCTTTGACGCCGAATACCGAGTTTTGAATAACTACAAGCACGTTAGTGTTTGCAGCCCCTGTGTCCGAGTTATTCGGATCTTCTGAGATATCAATCGCCTTGATAGGCAAGGTTGTTGCTGTCGCACCAGTGGTTACGTCCAGCTCAGCACCTGATATACCAGTCGATGTGCTACCCGCGCTGGTGTAGACAATATCGAAGTTGCCGAAAAGATCGGTAACTGGAAATGTGTCATCAGCCTGCACTTCGTAAACAACATCTGGATCATCAATGATGAAAGCGATGATGTCTGAAGCATTCGTGCTTGCAGGGTAGTAGTTGCTAAATACTTGATCGCCAGAAGTCGGATCAGTGTATTGAACACCATTAAAAACACCAACTACAGGCACAGTGCCTCCGTCAGCGTGTACTTCCACCGTACCGCCAGTGACCTGAGCAACCATGTCGCCTTGAAATATGGAGGTTCCATAGTTCGCAGCAATACGATATCGACTCTGACCGCCTGAGTAGGGTGCGCCGCCAATCATTCTGACTGGCTTCATTCCAAATGCAGCGTTTTTGTTCGCCATTTGTAATTACCTCTATCTACGTCCAAATGTTACGTTGGTATCGCGCTGAGGATCGTATTTAACATAACGGCTATCGCCACGGGTTTCGTTGAACATATTATTGTCCAACGCATCAGTGGCTTCTTGGCTCTTAGCCTTGTAATAGGCTCTTCGCTCTTCTACCGTTTCGTTAGGGATCTTCGCTAATAACAACCCTTCGTTGTAAACCACGCCCTCATGCCGCCCGTTGTCCATTGTTGGTAAAGAACGCCACTCTGGAGGTAGGTCGGTGCCTCTTACGAGTTCCCAACCTTCTCTAAGGCGACGCGAGACATTAGCTCGGTCTTCTTGTCCCAACATAGACTCCCTGATCCATCGGTAGGTATAACCTTCAGGTGGAGGAGGGGTTTCTAGGCTGCGTACTGGACGCCACGGTTTCCTGCGAGTCTGATTATCGTGTGACTGCGAATCACGGGAAGAACGTGCGCTTGCTTTTGCTTCTGTCATTTTAACTTGCCTCTCTTGATGCAATTTTCTGCTTCTCTTTCGCTACCCGCTGCAACCATGCCTCTTCAGTCATGTTATGCGGCTTTAAGTTTCTGAGTCGCTCTAGTTCTGACTTAGAAAAGCTTACGCCATTCTTGTTGCCTCGTGTTTGTGACCGACCCCCTTGAGGGGCTGAAGCAACTCTTTGCACGGCGGGTTGCTTTTCACTTCTAACGGCCTTCGACCCACTATTAGCAGATCTTGTGTGAGGATAAACCGTCCCGACACGGCTGTCCAACTCTTGATAATACTCGTCTGAGCCTACATCAAAGCCCTCATTGGCTAGGTTGTAGTGGACGTAATAGGCGTACTGCGTAGCCTTCAAGTTATCTTCGTTTTCACCGTCTCCATACCACTCGTTTCGAGAATGCCACTCTAAAGCGTCTTCGGTAGGCTGAACCTCTTGCTCGGCCTGCTGAGACTCTTGCTGCTGCACAACGCGCTCGTTGCCCTGAGAGACGTATTGTTCCTGCTGGGCGGCTTGTTGTTGCTGCCTGTTCTTGGCAACTCGAAGCTTTTCTTTCTGGATAGAAATGTCATTCTGAAGCTTGTTGGCTTTAGTGATTAAATCGGCATCGCCAGACTCAACGGCCTTGCGATAAACGTCATCAATCTGGGCCTCTTTAGACACCAAAGCCTCTTCTTCTTTGGCTAAAACCGCATTTGATTGCTGGGCGCTATACTGCCGATACTGTTGAAGCTCGGCCTCTTTTTGCAGCGCAATCTGCTCTAATTGTTGCGCCCTAGCCTCAGTCTCTCGATTCTTTTGGTTTAGCTTGTTGATCCGCTTGGAAACCGACTTGGTGTAGTTCTCAAGCTCGTCACCGCCAGAGTCTTCTGACTCTACAACGTCTTCTGTGACCTCAATCTCAACCTGCTCTTCTTCAAAGACTTCTTGCTCTGCGTTTTGATTCTCAATCATGTGAAACTCACTATGTCATCAGGGTTAAGGATGGTGCCAATAACTTCATCGTCATTGATCATTCTGACCTCTCCGCCGTCTTCCAGCTTGAAGCGAGCGCCTGAGTAACGGCCAATAAGAACCCACTGCCTCTCTTGGCACCAAGGCGTGTCGCCAAACTTTTCGGTGTCGCTATAGCAGAGCGGCCCCATCTTGACAACGTAAGCCACAACCGTGGCAAGCGCATCTCGTTCTATGGTTTCTTTTAAGAGGTGAATTCCGCCATCTGTCTGGGCCTTACCTTTGTAGGGTAAAACTAGCATCCTCCAGCCCGATGGGTCTGGCATTCGCTCTAGGGCGGATTTATCAAGCAGGGTTGGATCGAGAACGCGCTCTTCGTTTGTAACGTAAGCGGATTCAGTCGTGGGCGTAGTCAATTTAAATTTCCTTATAGAACTCTTTAATGGTGTCCTCGACCAAGTTTATAACAGTTAGCTCGCCCTGCAAACTTTTATAATGTTCTATATCTTTTAACATACCTTCCATCATGACCTCGCGGATAAGCTCTCTCCGCTCGGCCATGACTCTTTTCAGGCGCGATCCAAGGTCAATATCGTCCACTAGACTTTCTCGTGAAAATCAAACCCACGAGTTGCAGCTCCAGCTCCACGAGCTTTAATTACTTTGATCTTTCCGCCCATCGTGCGGCGAACCAATGCAGGTGCCGTGGGGATAGATTTGATGCTTTCCTTTGGAGAATCAACCTTCTCAACTCGGCTCATATCTTTAATTTTCATTTTTTAGTCCCTTTCGGAGTGGTTTTCTTTGCAGGCGCTTTCTTTGGTTTGGGTGCTTTTTTAGCCGCAACCTTCTTTGGCTTCGCTGGAGCTTCTTCTGCTTCTGGAGTTGCAGGGCTTTCAACGACTGGCGCTGGCGCTTCTACTGGCGGAGGCGCTTTTAGTGGAACAGGGGCATCGGTGCCGTTTATTCGAGCCAGCTTAGTGGCAATCCTGTGATCACTCAGACGCTTTTTTTCTTCTTGCTCAGCCGCCTGCTTTGCTGCTAAGGCTTGCTCAACCTCGCGCATCAATTGTTTTTGTTTGCGTAACTCGTCTACGCGATCACGCACATAGCTAGTAGATGAAGTAACTGTTGCCATTATCGGCCTCCCATATTTTTGTTTTGCATGTCGAGCAGCTTTAGCTCAGCCTGTTGATCAAGACGGCGGATAGCCACATCGAGCTTATCGTCGGCTACGTCTTTTTGGACGCCAAGCCGTTGTTTTGCAATTTCGTTTTCTAATAGCTTCTCTTGAAGCCGTTGTTGTTGTTTGGACTCAAACTGCTGGTTATCAGAATCAATTTCTTTCTCTCTCAGGGACAACTCTTGCTCACGAATCTGAACGAGCGGATCAGTCTCATCACCCTGACCAATTGACTCAAGCAGCTCTTGGGTAAGCTGAGCCAAGACTGGAGAAGAAAACTTTTCGATAGCCATTTGCACTTGGCTGCTCATCTGTTGCAGTTGATCTGGCGGAACCTGACCCGATTGCTGAGCCTGTTGAACCTCCTGCATCTGCTGCTGCACCTCTGGCGGTAGCTGGTTTTGAACCATCTGCCCAGCCATGAACTGTAGGTGCTGCATCATATGCCCAATAATCATGCCCTGTAGCTGAGGGTTCTGCTTTACCACATCGGTCAGGAACAACGACCTGTGAGCGTCAATGTGCGCCTGATGGTTTTGCTGCTCAAACGCCTGAGCAGGCTGACCCATCAAGAATCCTGAGTTCTCGATGCCAGCATCAATCGGCATAGGTGGCTGTGGAGGCGGTGGAGGCGTCAATAAGCTGTCAATGTCGTTTATGCCAAGTGCGGCGTACATGCGCCTGTAAGCCTCGTAGATGCCGTTTGGCCCGTGTATCTGAGGGTTAGACTGCACCATCTGCAACAGCTC